AGATTTACTTTAATATATTCAGATCCTGATCCTGGAAGATTAGAAGATTCTCTTTGGTCAAAAGCGCTTCCATTAGTTACTTCTATTTGAGAACCACTAAGTTCACCAGTATATTTCTCTATTCCATTAGAACTAGAGACCACAATAGATCCAGATAGGCAAGTAATAAATCCAGACCAAGCAGTTGAATAATTTAAAGAACCTCCACCAGACCCAGAGATATTAATCATATCTATAGACTGTGAATAGTCTTGGAAACTCATGCTAGGTTCATATCTAGCGTACTTGTTTCTCTCTAACATATGTGACTTAACTATAATACCTGTAGATAGATTTGCTCTAGCAGGTACATAATCTTTTATCATTTTAAATAGTGAATTATTATAAAACTTTAAAAGTCTTATATATTCCCAAACACTATTAGGTTGAGTATAGCTAGAGAAGTAAGAGTTACTAGCACTTACTAAAGGCGTGTAAGATTCAGAATACATATATCCAGGAGATCCTATCAATTGATTTATGTCAAAAAATCCTAATGAGGAAGATATATTGTTATTTATAGTATTTGCTGGGGAGAATCCGACTTCAACATCTGTTGAATTTATTCTGTTTGTATTTTGATAGTACTGTAGAGAGACATAAGGGGATAACAAACTAGAGGATATAGTTAAACTACTAGTTACATTTCCGTTTGATCCTGTTACAATTGCTATTTTATAATCTGATGAATCAAGATCATATATACCATCTAATGAATTAATAGGAGCTCCACCAAATTCTTTAACATCTAGTATTTCCTCAGGTATACCAAAAGTACTTATGAGAGCTTTTATTCCTCTTTGAGTTCCTTTTGTTTTAAGTAGATAAGGTAGATTATGATAAAGCCTTTTATATAATTCTTGTTGAATTGTTTTTGCAGGAAGCGTAGCTAAACTTGAAGTAACATACTTTCCACCTATAGTAGTTATTTTTTCTGAGCCTGTTGGAGGAAGTAAGCTGCCATCCTGATTGATTCCAAACAGCGTGTAATAGAGGTTATCTGATACATTTGAGTTTGTATATAACTGAGTTCCAAGGCCTTTCAGCGCGTCTGAAACCACGTCTATTGATATCCCAGTATCAGGATTATTGGTAGCATTATATCTATTAGATAGATCTTTATAGTATAGCCAAATATTATCAAAGTGCTGTCCTATCATGTCAAGGAAAGTCACAAAAGGCTGGTTACTTGGATCGTCTAATAAATACTGAGGTATAGAATTATGAAGTAAATCTTTATTAGTTGAGTCATAGTACGACGCACTAAATAGTAAAGACTGCGTAGTTGCAGTAGGTATACTATTTACACCACCTAAAAAGTTAAGGGCCTGAGAAGATGTTGTTCCATACAATTGGTATGGTTGGATTGATGTTGCTTTTGGCCATGCCCAACTTGAAGATTGAAAATACAAAAAGTATTCGTATGTATCAAACTTTTCTATAATATTATTTATTGCCTGTCTAGTATAACTTATAGAAGATGATGCAATAAGTGTATTAGCGGTTCCACCAGTTACTAATGACTGACTATATTCTTGTTCAGTATAATCTTCTATTAGTTGAAGCTTATAAACAAAATTACTGACCCTCTCTACTGCACTAGACCAATGTATAAAGTTGTAAAAGTTAGAATAATCAACATTAATAGCAACTGATCTATCTTGATAATAGCTTAATAACTTTTGAAATGATGAAGTTACGGGGCTACTTAATAAGCTATTATAAGAGTAGTAGGGAGTTGTTTGTCCGTTCTTATCATTTATTCTAACATTAAAATTTGGACCTCTAAGTCTATTAAGTTGTTGAGTTACTTCTGATTCAATTTGAATAGTAACATTAAAACTAACAGACTCTGCAACTTTATCAACTATCCATAGTTGACTTTTAATATCAAAATCTGCTGGTAGTGGTTGATATAATTTGATAACTAAATAAGCACCATTGGCATCTTCTGTATAAGCTACATTATTTGCAGATATTACATTGTTATTACCAAAGTTAAGATAAAATACTGGATAATAATTTTTAGTCGCTATGTATCCTTGGTACTGATTAAAACCACTTTTTATATCAGTAGAACTAAGTACTTGTGATGCAAGTTTTATTTCTGTTCTTGATGTTGATATTTCTTTAATCCAATAAAATACTCCGTATTTAGAATTAAATAGCTTCTTATAAAAGTTGTATTGTGCAGTTAAATCTCCTCTATTGTATCCTCTGTTTCTAAGATCTGTTTCAGGATCTAGTACTAAAGAAGAGTACTTATTATTTTTAGGATTGGCAGTTAAATACGGATAGTAATCAAAAGCGTCGTAATCAGATTCTAGTAACGTACTATTTTCATCATATATATAAAGCTCCAAATAGTCTTCTGCGGCACCAAATTGGGTATTTATATAATTAGAAGTAACTAACGGCTTATCTATAATAGATAAATCCACTGGTTGCATTCCCTCACCGCTATATGTAACGTTAACTAATTCCATTATATTATATCATTAATGTTTGTAAATGTCTGATTAAGATCTAATAACTGTTGACGAAGAGAGTTAATCTCTTCAATCAATGCCTGTTTTTCAGCATCTATTACAGATCCTCCAATGTATTGTTGGCTTCTTTCTACTAAATAAACATGAGAATTAATTGTTCCATCCACCGGGATATCAAAAAATAATTGATCATAATATTCAAAGAAATCATCTACAGTTACAATACTAGCAGTAGTTTCAGCTTGTGGTTTAATTAACTCGCTAAACTTAACACTAACTGCTTTTGTATATGTATTAACACCATAAACTTCTTTTACTAAATCAACATTAGCCATTATTGAACTAATTTAAATATTAAGTTATTATCTACCTCGTATATTTCACCATTAGATAGTATAGTCTTTATTAAGATCTTATAATACCTTTCTGGTTCTAAACCATTCATATATATGTTAAAATAGCTATTAGTACCATCACAACTTATCTTAGTATAATTTGTGTCAAAGTCTACTACAATATCATTTGTTTTTACATCTTGCAAAGACCAATAAGAAGCTTGTGGAAGCGCTTTATTAGTTGTATACAAAGATGATGTTGTGAATACTCTAGCAGGATATGTATCTCTTGAGTTGATTAAGAACTTATATTTAGTAGTACCATACTTAAAAGATTCTAAATTATTTGCTAATGTAATAACACTATTACTATTTCCTAATACACTCAAACTACCAGTAATATATGAACTATCATCCCACTTTATTTCTAACGTTGGAGGATAAATTGTGTGAGTATCTACAGAAAAAAAGCTTAAGGCTATATAGCTTCCTGAATTTTGTTCTATATAATCTGGATGCTTTACTATAAATCCATAATTTCCTCTGGATCCACTAAACCAAGTATCTGCAATTTGACTAACATCTACATTTATATCTTTACTGTCTCTGTATCCAAAAGATTGAGTAGTAGATAAATTAGTCCAAGAACCACCACCATTTGTTAAATAATAAGATCCGTTTCCCCAATTACTTGCAGAAGAAAAATATGCAATACTATTATACCAGCAAACACCGTTTCTTGTTGGAGGAGAATCAGCTAATTTACCTGTTCCCATTTGCCATGATTGAGATACTTGCCTAACTTCTAAGCTATACGAAGTATTTAAGTTTTCAGCATTAGCTAAGTATAATCTAAGATTAGTTTTCCAAGATCCTGTTGTATATGTTTTTAGTGTTGCAATATCTGAATCTGAAAATAATAATAAAGATCTTCTTAAATCATCAGATAATATTCCTTGAACAGGAATAGGATCTACAAAATAGTTTAGAGGCGTATTACTATTTTTAACAGAGACTTCTAGTATTTCATCTAAGCCTGTATTTAATGCAGGATCACTAGAATATAAACCAGCATCAGCAGAAGCAAATATTTTATATACGGCCATTTTTCTTTTTTTATATTGTTACTACGCGACCTTGAATATCTGTGTTTGGATATTTTAATTCAAATATAGAAGGATCTAATGATGGGTATATAACCCCATTTAAAAGACCTGCTTGAACATCATATGAATACTTTGAATATCCGTTTTCTATTCCTGATTTATTTACTATTCTTATATCTTTAACTGTTTGAACTCCTTCTACTGTATCTAATAATGAATAAACATCTCCTAATAAAATAGGTTCATTTACTTGCCAATTATCTATATTAAAGAAAGATTGTAAAGCTAAAATGCATCTAGCAATTACATCTTGACTTGTATAGTTTGGTCTAATCACTATATCAAAGTTGCATCCAATATTAATTATATATGCAGGTTTAATATTGATTGCGTCTGTTAACATCCTATAATCTGATAAATATGTTTGTATATTTTTAAGTATTGCTGGGGAAGGATCTGCTAATTGATTAGAGCTATTTAATCCTAATACATAAAGACTAACTAGTACTTGATCTTTATTACTAACATCACCATTAAAGTAGTTATTAAAAATAGCATCATCTTTAGTAACATAGGCTTTAGATACCTTACCATATTGAGCAGGCATGCATAAAGTTCTTGCAAGATAATCTTGTTGAGTAACCGCCCTTAACTGAGTTGGGAACTCATTAGCTATATTAAATCTTAACTCTTCTGTTGTATCACCATCTCCACCACCTGAGGCAGGATTAGGATTACTTACGGCTATTGTATTCTGGTAAGTTGTATTACCTGATACAGTATATGAAGCGATATCAGTAAGTTGATTTGATAATACGTTTGCTTGAGCACCACCACCTACTAAATACTGGAATGTTATACTTGTGTTTTTTGGAGCTACTCCATAGGTCTGAGTTGTAACAAAGTTAGTAGGATCAAAAGAACTAGATAGAGTGCTTAAACCACCACCAGTTAAACCGACACTAACATTATTAGGATTAGGAAGAATAGTTAAATCAGCAGCAGAGTTTATTCCAGAACCAAATTCTATTTCTAATGAACCATCACCTCTGAACCTAGATACAAATCTTCTAGGAACTTGTATTTTTTGAATCATGTATGGAACTTGATTCTGATATTGGTACAAGCTAGGATAATTAACTGCTGTATTCTGTACTGGCTTTAATATATAATCTTGGGCTAAATAAGGTACTTCATACCACGTATTTCCACTTGAGTCTTTTGCTTCAAGAATGGATATTATATTAGAGTCCTGTATAGTTATAGTCGTAAATCTTTCAGGTGCCGCAAAAGAAAATGCTTGGGTTTTAAGCTGTCCAGATAAACATTGAACTGTTTTCTTTAACAGATAAGATGTAGGAACATTACTTCCATTAATAGTATATACTTCTAGAGTCGTAGGATCATAAGATGATGAAGTAGAAAAGTCTACCTTTTGTGGTGCATAAAACAATACTGAGTTATTAACATTGGATTTAACCTGCATACCCTGTTCTATAATCATTGTATAAGAGAAGTCAGGGATAGTAGCCGATCCAGATGATTGAGCTGGTATTTGTTGATAGACATCTAGATCTACTAAGGCAGCAGAAGTTACTTTAGGTCTATAACCTAACATGTAGGCTAAACTGTAAAGATTATTCTTTTGTTTTGCATACTGTAAAAATGTTTCTTGAAGCTGATTATCAAGATAAAAAGATAGTACATCACCAACATATGATGCCATCTCAATGAACATACTACCTGGTGAAGGTTGAGTAAAATCATTATATACCGTTGGGTAATATGATTTAGCATACTCAATCAAATCAGATTTAAATGAGCTAAAGTCCTTATTTAGATATTTTATATCAACTTGGTTGGGCATTTTTACATATTTTGTATAGTCAATATAACTGAATCATTTTCATTTGATCTTAATAGTCTGTAACTAAATTTTATATTTATTGAATTATAGTCTGCATTTCCTATTATATCTAACGTGACAATTTCTATTTGAGGAAAATAATTTTCCATCTGAGTCCTTATAGATTGTTTAATTTCATCAAAGGTCATTTGATTAATTTGTTCAAAAAGCCTAGCTCTTAAACCAGCACCAAAAGTAGGATTAAAAGGCCTTTCTCTAGGATCTGTTAAAAGATAATTTATTATATTATACTTAATCTGATCTTTAGTTGTATACACAGAAGAAAATACAGCAGGAGCAGAAAATGGAATCATAACTCCAATCGCTGTTGACGGTTTAAGGTCTAAGGGTGATATTTTCTTTAATCCGTATGCCATTAAATTTGTCCTTGTGCTTTAAGTTTTGACATTAATCCTGTAAAATCTGGTACCTCATTTATCTGAACTGCGTCTATATTTGAACTTGTTCTTGCACTTCCTAGCATTCCTTCAACACTACCAACCTTTACTTCTTTTGGTTGAAAACCCATTCCAGGATGGACATCATCTGTTGTCATGCTAAAATCTTCATTCAACATAGTTTTAGCTGTGTCATTTAAAAAAGCAGACATAGGATGGTTATCTGCAAACTTTATAGGCTTAGGGGCCGCATAAGTATTTAGTGTTCCAGGAATCTTTGATTTAACCTGTTCCTGAAGGCTTTTCTTTTGGTCTATAGTAACTGGAACCTTAACTTCCTTTAATATCTTTGGAAGCTCTTCTTTAAGAACTGCCCTAAGTTCTTCTCTTATTAGTTTTCTAAGTGCCTCTACTTGTGCCATATATTATAAATATTATTTTTTTAAATTTACTCTATGATATTAGATACATTTGGTGTTATACCTTCAGAATATTTTCTGTTTGGATCTGTTGAGGCTAAATCTGACTTAAGGGATTCTGATTTTTGCCCCATCATCTTCCTTACCTTCTTCCTTAATGCCTTGCCACCAGGAAGATTATTTATGAAATCGGTTAATCCTAATTCTGCATCTTGCTTTTTCATCTCTTCTATATCCTGGGTATTAAATTGTATATTTCCTATATCAATTGAATCATCATCTAAATACTGAATAGCCTCTAAAATTGTGGTTGTATCTTCTGCAGAAAGATTTCCTAAATCCGATTTAACAAATCCTTTGGATACAAGAAGAGCTTTTACTTCATTTATTATAATAAGATCTAGAGAAGCAAATGTTGGAGTGGATTCTACAACAAGATTTAAATTATTATCTAAAGCAATTCCGTATCTTCTTTTAATAGATATTCCTTCATCAGTTACCTCTTCAGTTATTATTTTTATAGTATATTCACCAAACTGATTTGTCTTAGCCTCATTAACTTTATTATATCCATCCAGAAATTCCTGTAGTAAATTTGCTGTTGTTGATAAATTGTTAATAGTGTCAATAAGGTCTTGTTTTAATTCTGGATCTATATTGTTACAGTTCTCTATATTTAATAGGATTAGATTAAGCTTTCCTATAATGCTACCCATACCTGCTACTAAAGATGTAACAAATATAGCCATTAAATTTAAAACAGCATTAATTTGATTTAGTCTCTTTATTAGTTTTTTCTGTCCTAACTCTGTTAATTTTTGTTGGTATGTATCATTTAAAACAACATCGGCACCTTTTGTTCCAAAAAAGCTAGGTATAATTATAGTAGCTATGAAAGCTTTTATAATATTGAATATCTGTACTAATGAAATTAATAGTTTAACTAGTAATCTTCCAGTATTAATATATTTAATAGCATTTTGTCCTACTGAATTTATATTGTTTGCTACTTTTAATATAGATTTTAAAACTCTAGGAACTTGATTAATTGGTATTAGCTTAGTTATTTTTGCTATTTCATCTTGAACTTTTCCATTTAAAGATGTATCAACTAAACTAATAAGATTAGCTGGACTATTTAAACCTTGTATAGCAACACAGTAGAATTTTATTTTATCTATTGTGTTTAGTATTTTTGATACATCAGAACTTGGTATATCATCTACACTATTATAATTGTTAAATGAAGTAGATATTCCGTTTATAAAATTTGTAGCTAATGAAATTTGTGGAAAAGTTTCAATTAATAAAGGATCATTAAATCCTATACCAGGTGCTAAAACTGTAGAGAATCCATCATTTACTTGTTTTATTAGAGTATATAAACCTAATTTACTTTCAGGATTATTAGTACTTCCGTAACTAGCATTATATTGATCTATTTTTGATTGCACCTTAAAAGCTGCATTTTGTAAATTCCATTTTGCTTTACCTAATGGATCTGTTGGTATAGAATCTGAACCAGGATTAAATTGTGCACTTCCTGATATTTGATTTATTCCGTAATTTATAATATTACAAAAGTCAACATCAGCAATATCTGTTAATAAGTTATCTATCCCTCTATCAAATGCTCTTTGTATGAGATTACCTTCTCCCTCTTGTAATTTAAATTGTCCATACAGTATACCATTAGTTTTTCCTTGCGCATTAATAATAAACTTGGCTATTATACCTATAGCCTTTTCTAAACCTTTAGCAGTTGTAGTATTTATGTTTAGCTTATTATTACCTAAGTTAACAAATCCTTTTTTTACTTTAGGATCAGCTTGTGCCTTAGCTACATTTTTTGCTATATTTGGATTTAGTGTTATCATTGTACTATCTAGTAAATGTATTTTTAGATAATATAAACCCGCTATTTAAAACCTGTGATAATCTAGAGGCTTCTTTATTTATTATTTGTCCTGCATTTGCTATTAATTGCATACTAGCTCCAAGATCTGTTTCAGAAGCCTGTGCCATAAGAGTTCCTGCATAAGCTATTTCTTTTAAAAGTAATGCTAATTGAGTATTTAAATTCCTACCTAAAACAACTGGCTGTCCTAGTGTTTGTGCTTTAGCACCTAGTTCGATTACTTTACAGTCTATAAGTACTTTATCAACTGCATCTAAATTAATAGTCTTTGTTGATGATAGAGATACAGCCTGTTTACCAAATAAGAAAATAGCATCAGACTTAGCATGCACTAAAACCCTTTCAGAAGATAGGATTAGCTGATTACCTTTATATGGAAACTCTGGTTTATACATTATTTGATACTGTTTTCATCCTGGAATTGTGCTGATATAGATTCATCTGATAAAGGAGGCGTTTGTATCTGTAATATATTTTGGCTCTGTGGAGTTATATTTGTTCCAAAAGAGGCTAGTGGAAAATAATTTAAGTCTTCTATATTTATCTCTTGCGTACTAGTCATGTATATAGAAGATCCGTCTTTATTTATATCTTCTACCATATTATCAAACTTTCCAAGTCCAGGTCTGCTTCCTTGTTTATTTATAATAATAGTAATAGGGTCTCCGTTTTTTCCAGAATTAGACCATGTATTAAAATTTTTCATTACAGGAACTGTACTTCCAAATCTTATTGACTGGCCATACCTTGATTCTAAAATACTATCTCCTTCAAAAGGTCTTAGATTTCTTACAATTTGCTCTTGAAATGTTGGTCCTAAAGGAAGCTTTGGTCCTTGAGTAGCAGTACCTGAATAACCTGGTTGATTTGAAAATTTATTCAAATAATCTGCATATTCTGACATATTAGGAAATGCTCCATGATTAACATGGTTCCATAAAGAGTATGGGGGAAAGTAAAAAAACTGTTGGTTTTTTGTAGAATCATTAAGTTTTTCAGTAGGACCTCCTAATATAAGAACAATCTCATTTACAACAGGAAGCTGTTTGATAAAAGAGAATATTGGATAGGCAGGCTCAGATACTGCAAGTGCCTTAGATGTTGCCAAAGGCGAATAAAGAAGCTCATATTTAATCTTACCTACATCTCCAGGATGGTTATAATCAGGATCAGGTATCTTTGTATTACCTACAAAAGGACCCATAACAATCTTCTTAACTCTACCAATTACAAAGTACTGGCCATTAGATTGACCAGCAGCAGAGTTTATTGGAGATATTAATTCGTATGCCATTATGCTTGTGGTAGTTGTTTATGATCTCTTGTTTTTATATTTGAAACATCACTAAATAACTGGGCGATATCCTTTTCTGTTAGTATACCACTATCCTCTGCTCCATCCTTTTTTTCTGCTGCAGCCTTCTGGAAAAGGCTAATTAACTTCATTAAAACTTCATCATTCTTAAGGCTAGAATCAAAAAATCCTTTAAGCAGCGGTACAATTACAATAGCGTCTCCAGGAGTTTCAATCATATCGACAAGCCTCATGATCTCCTGTTTTAGTGAGGAATCTTGGTTTTTTTGCTTATTATATACCTCCTCTACAAGATCTCCAACTGTTTTTCCTTTAAATATTTCCTTATCAAGTTCCATGACTTTTTAGAATAAATATTAATAATCATTATTTTCCAAGTAATTGTCAAGGATAGTTTTGTATATTGTTTTTAACTTTTTGATTACTTTGGTAATAGTATTTGACTGAGTATCGGTCATTTCTTTTACATATATAAAGACTGCCTTTTTATTGAAAATGTCTATGTTCTCCCTCTTCTTGAAGATCTCTAGAATAGCATCAGCGACCTTCAGCTCCTCAGTTTTGTCAAATAACTCCATAAGGTTGCCATCTACATATTTGATAAAAAGCTCGACCACACCTAACTTGTCTAGCTCTGGTTCTGGCTCTTTTACTATTATACTATTTAAAAGGGCATTGTCATCATACTGTTCACCAATCTCTGCTTTAGATATTAGTTTTTTATAATTCTTTTGATTATATATTATCAAGTACCTTTTGGCAATAGTACCAAAATATGAGTATGCTTTACCTTTTGACTGGTCATATAGATCTAACTTTTGCAAAAGAAAAGAAATAACCTCATACTTAAGGTCCTCAATATTATCTACCTCAGTATAGTAAAACTTAAAAGTGTGGATAATATTCTCTACAAGTTTATAAAACCCATAATGAATATCTTTATTATATATCCTATTCCTGTCAGCAATACTTTTTGAACTTCTATATCTAAGAATAGCCTCCTCTGTATCAGAGGTAAAATAATTATTTTTTACTTTTGGCTTTCTTTTTCTAGGCTCACCCTTTTTGGTAAGTAATACCTCTTCTTCAACTGCTACTATATCACTCATACTAAGATTCTATAAATTCATTAATTTTACTCTGCATTATTTTTACATTCTCCATAAGGCTTAAAAACTCAGGATCTGATTGAACCCAGATTTGTGAATCAATTTGATTAGCAGCAATATTAACTTCTTTCATGGATTCTTTCATACCATTAATAAAGATCTGTTGAGTAATAATAATAGATTCAAGTCTTTTGTTTTTTTGGAAAAGATTCCAAATTACATATCCTACTATAGATACTACCCATAAAATAGATGCGATTATTCCTATTGTCATATATTATTTATTTTGAACTTCTATTTTGCTAGCCATTAAATCTGCATGGTGCAATATATAAGCGATATTAGATCTTAAATCATTATCTTTATTATAAGTTATATAGTATGCTTTATTTGATTCTTCATACAACCCGTCATGAATTTTAATTGCTATGTATTCATTTTCAGTCATTGGAATACCTGCTTGCTGAAGATAGAACAAACTTCTATCGGCAACTCTCATATATGTTATATTAGGATTATACTTATAAATGGCTCCCTGCTTTTCAATATGCCACTGGGAATCATTAGGAAGGTACATAGGCTCATCATTAGTACCTAATTTACCTAAATCGTGATTAATAGCAGCAAATACTAATTCTTCAGTTGTATAGTTTTTTTTCTGGCCGAATTTATCCCATACCTTTTCAAATACTAAAGAACCTTCAATAACCCTAATAACATGATCTAAATAACCTCCAGCAAATGCATTATGATGATCAGCCTTTGTAGACGCAGGAGATAGTAATAAAGTATCTTCTACAGATTTGTAAAACTGTTTAAGTTTGTCCCGTCTACTATCTCCAATGTACTTGTCAATGATAGCATAGAATTTATCCAGACTTTCTATAATCTGTTCAGGTTGTAATTTTTTCATACCTTATTATTTAAAATGATTCTTGTTCTGTATTTATTAGAACTTCCATTTCTTGAACCTTTTGAACCTGTTTCTCTATTTGCTTTACAAATTCTTCTCTAGGCCTGTTATCAGAAAGCATTGCTCTTTGAACATTTAATAGATTGTTTAGCTCGAATATCTTCTTTAAAATTAATTGTTTGTATCTCATACTACTAATATAATTTATTTTTTACATACTGTAACATTTGTTCTATAGAGTGTAAAGGAATTCCTTGTATATTACCTCCTAAGTTATATTTTTTACCTAGTTCATTATAATCATTTACTAAATATAATATCTTTAGAATATTATCATTTGTATCAACTATTAAAGTTATTGGATAATTAGTAACATTTATTAATGCTTCTAAGTTATCACAATTAATTGGATCGTTTTCACAAGTTGTAAAAGAATAGTCTAGATTATTTTGTTTAAGAGCCTCTTTTAACTTATTACATCGATCACAATCTTTTAGAGTTGTTAATTTAATTCTCATAAAACTGTTTATCTATTTTTTGCATTATATTAATCCACATTAATTTTTCTTCTTTTGCCATAGATTCAAATGACATTGATAAATAAATATATATTGCATCTAATTCTTTTTCTGTTATCTTGCTATCGTCTATTTTAATATCTTCTAGGTTCATACAATAGGCTAGTTTAAAGGTATTTGACCTTTTTTAGAGTGTGATTGACTTTGATTATTGCTAACAACTTATATTTAAAACCCTTTAGCGGACTAAACCGTCGGATATGGCCGATATTATTTTAAACCTTCTCTGTTAACTATGTTTATATACCTGAAGCATTATACTTAGTCTTAACTCCTGGTAGCCGTATTGCTTACTCATTCTAAAACTCACTCATGGAATTTAACCAAGCTATGGCATAGAGCCTGAGTATACGGCGTTAATATTAACTAAATATACAACAAATTATTGAAACAAAAAAATTTATTTTAATAAATATTTTTTTATGTCGTTTTTTTGTCTTATATTTATAGAATGGATAAAGAGTTACTAGTACTTGGATTATTAGAGACTGTTTTAGGAAAAGGTAAAGGCTCTAAAACAACTATGGACTATGCGTTTTATTGCCCAGTATGTAAGCACCATAACCCTAAACTTATTGTTAATATCAAGTCTGGACAATATAATTGTTGGACTTGCCATCCAGCTACCAAGGGTAAAACTCCTGTATCACTCTTAAATAAAATAGATGCTCCAACAGAGAGGATACTCGAGATGAAGAACTATTTTCAAGGAGACAATACAAGGATTGATACCACTAAACCAGATAAAGTAACCCTTCCCCAGGAATTTCTTTCTCTAGCAGAGTCAGATAAGTCACTAGAATCTAGACATGCACTAGCCTATATAAAGAAAAGAGGTATAGATCAAAATGATATTATAAAATACAATATCGGTTATTGTAAGACTGGAAGGTATAGAAATAGGATAATAGTTCCTTCATATGATAAAGCTGGTAATATTAACTACTTCATAGCAAGATCATTTGAGAATGACCCAGGACGTAAGTATGATGCTCCTAGTTGTAATAAGACAGAACTTATTGGTCTAGAGTACTTTATTAATTGGTCTGTTCCTGTAATATTATGCGAAGGTATGTTTGATGCAATTGCTATTCGTAGAAATGCCGTTCCTTTATTTGGAAAGACTATTCCTAAGTCACTCATGTTAAAATTAGTAGAATCTGAAGTAAAAACTATATATTTAGCATTAGACAAAGACGCCTTGAAAGAGGCTTTAGATTATTCACAAAATCTTCTCAATCATGGGAAAGAAGTATATTTAATTGAACTAGAAGGGAAAGATCCTTCTGAACTTGGTTTTGAAAACATGACCAAGTTACTACATAATGCGAAGCCACTTTCATTTAGTGATCTACTTCTCAAAAAAATACAGCTAATATGATAGAGCAAAATAAGAATATCCACAAAGATAAATTCTTAAAGCGAATTGTAGAAACCGATCCTGAACTTAGACAAATTACATTGCATGATTCACGCTATTATCAAAGGTCTCCAGGAATTTTTTATCCTTCAGTTACCACAATTCTTGGATACTTTCCAAAGGGTTATTTTTTCGAAACATGGCTTAAAGATATGGGCCATAATGCTGATATTGTTATGCGCCGGGCTGGTGATGAGGGAACTCAAGTCCATACAGCCGCGGAAAAGTTCTTGCGTGGTGAAGAAATTCGTTGGATTGAATCTGATGGTAGAGTTAATTATCACACTCATGTATGGAAAATGATAATTTCTTTTACAGAGTTCTGGACAACTTATAAGCCAACCCTACTACTATCAGAAGAATTCATGTATTCAGATACTCATAAGTACTCTGGCACTCTAGATCTTTTGGTTGAGATTAATGGAGAAAAGTGGTTGTTAGATATTAAAACATCTAATAATATTCATGAAAGTTATCACCTTCAAATGGCAGCCTATACTAAAGCATATGAAGAAAAGTATCTTCAAAAGGTTAATAGGAATGGTATTATCTGGTTAAAGTCAAGTAAAAGAGGTCCAGATAAGACAAATAAGAAGATGCAAGGAGCAGGTTGGGAGATTATAGAAGGTAAAAAAACTCTTGATGAGTACTTTGATATGTTTTTACATACTTACGAAACATACAAAATCATGCATCCTGAAACTGATATTGAACTTCTTACTCTTCCTAACACGGTTAAACTTTCTGATTAATATTTATTATCAGTATGATTAAACTACGTGACTTATTAAAAGAAATACAGAACCAACCTAAAGCCATAGTAATGTCTGGTGGAGCCGGTGCTGGTAAATCTACATTTGTAAAACAGATTAAATCTGATCTACAAAAAGCTGGATGGCAAGAACTCAATGCTGATAAGTACGTAGAGGATCAAGATAGCGCTATGTATAATAACCTAGCTAAAGCATCTAGCCAAATAGAGAAGGTAGACCTACCTAATGCAGTTAAGTCTGGTAAAAGCTTTATATATGATACTACTGGAACAAATACTGCGAGGGTTCAGAATATAGCCGATTCAGGTTATGATGTTATGATGATCATAGTGTATACTAATCCCATTGTTAGCTTTATGCGTAACTTTAAACGTGAAAGAAAAGTGCCAACTGTCGGCGTTCTTTCTAGTTGGAATAAGGTATATAAAAATATTTCTACATATAAAAATATGTTTGGAAATAACTTCTATCTTGTTGACACAGGAGTAACTCCAGAGGAGCAAAAGATGGTTTATCAGTTTCAAGCAGCATATAAATCTGGTAAGTTAAAGGAATTCTTTGAGCAACTACTCTCTTCTGGACAGTTTAAATCAACCTTTAGAAAAGAACCAGGTAAAGAAAAAAGCCCTGAGGAAATAGCTAAATCAAAACAATTAGTTGATACGCAAATAGATATATTAGCAGATCAATTTGATGAGATAGAAAATCAAGTAGAAGAGTTAAAGAGTTCAGATATGAACCAAGTTGTGACTAAAGCTAAATCATTTATTAAGTCATGATTAACGTAGAACAGATAGGAAAAGAAATAGCAGAAGCTATATTAAAAGAAGGATCACCAGACGTAGGACCTTGTTTTTACCCTGGTAAATTTAAACCTCCTCATAAAGGACATTTTGAAGCTGCAAAGTATTTAGCGTCTCTAAATTATATTAATAAAGTGTATGTTGTTATATCTAATGTTACTAAGTACGGTATAACTCCTGAAGACTCTCTTTATATTTGGCAAGAGTATCTTAAAGCAGAACCAAATCCTAAAATAGATTTATCAATATCTAAAGAGTCTACACCAATAAAAGACATTTTTGCTTTTATAGCACAGAACCCAGATGTTGATCCAGTATATGTTGCATCAGGAGAAGAAGAGCAAAATGAGTTAGGATACTTTGATTCTATACAAAAAAGATTTCCTAATAAAGTAAGGCCTGAAGTTATACAAGATAAATTTGGTAGAATATCAGCAACTCAGATGAGGGCGACTATTAAGACAGGTAATTTTGAAGACTTTACTAAATTCATACCTGACGCAGCTTATAATAAAGGAGTGGCAAAAAATGTATTTGGAAGACTACTTAAGATAATAAAATGACGGATAAACAAAAGCAAGATATACTTGAGGATTTTATACAATTTTGTAAAGATCATTTACAAATAAATAAAATACCTCCTATTGAATATACTAATGATAGAGACTGGGCAGTTAAAAGGCGCAGCTTTGGACAGTATAATCCTGAAGAGCAGAGTTTAATAGTTTATACTGGTAATAGAAATCTTGCAGACCTTCTTAGAACTTTATGTCATGAACTTGTTCATCATAGACAGCATGAATTAGGAATGATTAAAGGAGACAATGATGGTAGTACAGGTTCTCCTGTAGAAAATGAAGCTAACTCTATAGCAGGAGTTTTAATGAGAGATTATGGAAAGGCAAATGAGCTTATTTATGAAGCAATGCTTCCTACTTTAAAACAAATATATGAAGCTGAAAATCTTGATGGCTTACAGATATTCTGTGATATGGATGGTGTGCTTTGTGACTTTGATGAAAGATTCGAGCATTTTTATGGTGAAACTCCAAAAGAATATTATGCTGAAAAAGGTACTAAAGCTCTTCAAGATGCCGTAAATAAAGTAGGTATTGCTTTCTGGAGTAAAATGAATTGGATGCCTGGAGGTCAAGAATTATGGTCTATTATAGGTAAATATAAACCAATTATATTAACTAGTCCTAGCAAGTTTGAATATGCAAAAGAAGGAAAGAAGTTGTGGATACAAAATAATCTTAACCCACAGCCTAAAAGAATATTGTTTGCTCAGACAGGAGAAAAGCATGCAATGATGACTGCAGATCCAAAGAACTCTATGTTAATAGATGACTATTGGTCTAATTTAGCACCTTGGAAAGCATTAGGCGGTATTGCAATAATGCATAAAGACATTGATAAAACAAAAGATATATTAAGTAAATTTAGAATAAAATGATTAAATTACTAGACATATTAAAAGAATCTTTAAATCAACAAGAAATTGTTGGTATTGCTAGAGAATTTATGTCGTCTAGTAATTATAATCCTAACCATGATTGTAAAAGATCTACTTATGAGTTTATTAATTGGTTAAAAAAAAATAAAAAATTTGAACCTGATGCTTTATTATTAGCTCCGCCTAAAGATATAAAAAAATATCCAGGAAAATCAGGTGATGGTGACTCACACATATTTGCTATTATAGATGGGTATGGAGTTGATTTTACAGCAAACCAATTCCCAGGAATATCAGAACCTCTTAAAATAACTCCAGAAAACAAAATACCAACTGAATATAAAAAAATAGGAGGCTATTATACTAATTCTCCTGATTGGTTTGAAGGAGGTAAAACATCAATAAAAACTAAATGGAATAACTTACCTAGTTGGATGCAAAAATCATTTAAATAAAAATAATGTTATGATACCTAAAGAATCTACGTTAAAAAAAGAGTTTAAAAAAAGTGATGTTCAAAGAATGAGAAACATTATTACCGGTAAAATTGGTGATAAAACTCAAATCCTTGCTGGCTGGGAAAAGAATCAACAAGATCATAAAGAGGGTGATATTTGGGAAGAGGATGGTCGTAATTGGACTATTAAAGAAGGAATCAAACAGAATGTGACTAAGATGGACAGGATTAAAAGTCTCTCTATAATGCCATTAACATGCCCAGGATGTAAGAAGCCTATGAAGGTTAATGATGTAAATAAA